CCCAGGGTGAACTTGTATTGGTTCGATCCGCGATATGCGTTCCGCTGTCCCATGAGAGCGACACAGGTTGTAGCTATCGCGGGTTCACAGATCTCATGGGCATTAAAGACAGCATCCTGGCGACTGCCGAACTGATCGACGAGCGCCTGATCGACCCACTCGATGGGAACCGCATTATACTCTTTGTTACGGTTCAGGATCTCCATCTGCAGACGGTTCTTCTGATCCTGTGGGTTGCGGCGAGTAATGATGATCGGATCGACTGTGCTTCCCTGATCGCCGCTGATGTAGTCCTTGTCGGTCAGCGTGTAGATCGAAGCGCCCACGCTCACTGGTGGAATATAGGTGACACCGTTTCCGGTCACACTCTGCAGCTCATAGGGAACGAACTTCAGCTGAGCACCGTTCCAGATCACCGCAGTGTTCAGGATCTTACCCCAACGGTCGAGAACGTCGGTCGCCTGTTCTTGTGAGGTGAGTGCCGGAGAGAACCCCAACCCCATAGCCTGGCAGTATGTCTGAAACGCGCTGTCACCCGTAGTCGGTGCATCGGGGCCCGACATCAGTGAGTCCATATCAATAAGGGATGTTGACCAGCCACAGCCCCCAATGGGAAGTGTCAGTAGATCAAGAACACACAGGGCAGGATCGGAGTCACCCGCACCCCCAACCTGCGTATTGTAGCGAAGGCACTTTGTCTCGAAGCTGTGCTGGGGCAGTGAGGCTGAGTTGCCGAGGTCATAGTTTGCCTTGGCGACGATCACAGTGCCGGGATAGGACAGCGCGGCCTCAGGATGACTAGCTGTGAGATAGGACCAAGGCGACTGAGGATCTGAACCGTCCAGGAACGTCAGCCCGAGCGACGACAGCGTGGCGTTCTTCTCATTGTCACGGAAGACACGAAGGACACCATCACTTACTCCCTGGCACAGGGCCATTTCGACTGAGGCGGAGTAGGTGTATTGAGCGCCGCCCTTTCCGCCGCCGCCTTTACCGGCAGCCTTCTGCTTGTGAGCCTTGAAGTCTCCATACCAAATGAGGTTCGGTGCAAGACGCGTCAAGCCCCAGCACAGCGGCAGGGGCAGATTGTTCGAGCTCGACTGAACCTGCAGCGATGAGTACTGCGGCTTGCTCTTCTGTCGGGCGCCAAAGAAAAGACTCACGTCAGCAGACTCCTATGAGCGTAAGTTCGGAAAGCCCGATCCTCGAGCATTGATCCTTTGGCCGTGCACTCGACTACGCAACCGTCGTGGACATTTGCATGGATGACGTTCGGCCACTCAGTGACGAGTGCAGAATGACTAAAGGTTCGACCGAGCTTGATGACGACAACGGAGGCCGGCGGAGCAACGAAGCCGATACGCTTGTTGAACGGCTCATCGTTCCAGTCCTGATCGATCTGAACCATATACCGTTCGATGAACTCAAGATAGCGTTCCTGAGAACGGTGATGATGCCAATCCGGTGTATAGAACCCGGGATCGAAGTCTTCATTCACTCCGCTCTCGACGAAGGCTGCGATGATAAGCTTAGCGCAATCCACTCCGTGACCCTTGACCCGCGCCATATGGTGATACGGCGTCCGGACCCAAGTGCGGGCGGCAGCAATGACATCATCTGCCGTCGGCGTCACAGTGCAGTCTCCTCTGTGGGAACGAAGGGGTAGCCGCGGAAGTTCACCTGGTTACCGAGGACACCGCATCGAGTATAGGATCGATCACAGCCTTCATAGACCGAGAAGTCCTGTCCCGTTGTCGGGATAACCTCGAGTGGGTAGGCAAGTAACAGGCTCACGCCGACATTGACCTTGCGGATCGTTCGGACCAGCGTGACCCCCGAGACCGTTTCGATGTAGATAGTACCAAGCTCGTGCTTCGCAAGAGCGCCGGCCCAGTTGATGACGTTGTTAGTTGAGCCTGCGCCGACGTTGCCGAGTGTCTGATGCAGCGCCCGGTCAAGCTTACAGCCACTGTCATAGATTGCGTTGCGGCACGAGGGCTGCATCAGCGTTGTGGGCACATTGATGTTGAGCAGACCGAGGCTCGAGCGAGTCTTGAACTTCGCGTAGGACCGGCCGACCTCATCCAAATCGGCGATGCTGCCCGAATACATCCGAGTACCGCCCATCCATGCGGTCGGCGTATTGCCCTGACCCCATGTTGCCGCGAAGTAGCGATCACGGGTTAAGGTTCCCCCGTCGAAACGTCCCCACAGCAGCGCGTTCGGCAGTGTCAGGCCTTGGAATAGGTCGGATGGTGTGAAGTCGATCTGGGCTTCCTGCTCATCGACATCGACGCCTGCCTTGCATACAGTCTTGACGCCGCTGATCTTCGGTCCCTTCGAGGTGAAGGTGACTTTGACGCCGCCTCCCCATGGGGTGACGATCACATCTTTCTGTGCGCTACAGCAACGGATCTTGTCACCATTGGGAGCCATCATGGTATAGCAGTCCACAAATACAAACTGCTTCGAGGCGATGACGGCCTCGACTTGGGCTTTGGTATACCCGGGCTCTGGCTGAATTACCCTCACTGGATTACGCTCCGGAAATTAAGTTCTTGCAATTCCCACAGTTGGTTCATGAACTTGTTGAAATCGACCTGATCGTCCGTGAACCGACAGACGAAGTAGTACTGGAACGATGCGGTAGCGATTGCCCCGTTGGGCGGCGCAGTGTCGAAGGCGATCACGTTCGGCAGCGTTACAGTGTAGTCGACTGGATCGACGAGGTGCTGATAGTGCCAAACGGCAGTCTGAGCCTGCTGAGCCGAGTTGAACGTGTAGGTCGTGCCGGCAACACTGTATTGCATCGGTCCGGGAGCACCCGTGACCTTCGTGAGCGGTGTTCCACCGATGGAGACCACGGGAGTAGTGGTCGGCGTATGATCGATGGTAACAGTATAGGGTCCAGGCGTCGCAGGAATGACGTGACTCTCATCCTGCTCCAGCCAGACATCGAGCGGCGTGACGGTGTTGAGCTGACCAACCGGCTCATAGAAACCGCCTAGGCCTCGAACAAGATTGAAGTCCGTAGTGACCCCATCGAATGTCTTCTGAAAACCGCCCGTGACGATATAGTCGTCAGGATCCTGGAACAGCCACGTCTTGAAGCGCCCGCCCATCTGCAGGAAGAAGCCCATGATCTGATGCAGGTCAGTCTGTCCTACAGTCACAGGCCTGTCCGGCAAGTAGTCGTAGGTCAGACTGTAATCCCACTTCGGGTTTTCCCAGTAAGACGTTGCGGTCTCTTCGCCGCTCGTATGCTCAGCGATCTTGTTGCTGAACGCCGGACTCTTCTTCACGTCGAAGGCAAGTCCCTTGAGCACGGCGGTGTCACCTGTCACAGGATCGATGCCCGGGAATACGTCGGTCGCCATTACTTCCTCCAGAATTTCTTGCAGCGCTTCCACAACGATGTTGCGGACCCGCATATTGGGGTAACCCGACGGGTTGATGCTTGCACCGGTAACTGCCTCGAGCTCGATTGCCCGAGTCCGCATATTTGAGTAGTTGCCAACCGCAGACTCTTGACCAATGAAGCGCGCTCGCATCGGCGCGACGTTGAGCGCAGCTGCCTCGACAGTGAGCATCCGCGCACGGATGTTTGCGGTATAGCCTGCGACGGCTCCTGTGGTGAGAAGGCGAACATGGATAGCTGCCACGACATTAACCCGCTAGGACCTTCTGACCAGCCTGCAGTGCGTTCAGCTCTGCGGCGGTCCAGCCTACGCCGGTGTTCGGGTTAACCTCCCACATATCGCGGTAGTAGTGATAGGTCTGAGCGAGATAGTGATCGGCACCCTCGTATTCGGTTGCATGGGTCTTCATCATCAGGTGAGACTTGAGCTGAGTGGAGTCGTCCTGTCGATGTGCGCCGGTGATCTGCACACCGAGGATGTTCTGCGCCGTGACGTTCGGATCCATCGTGTAGAGGTCATAGTGACCCATTACGGAGTCATAGACATACTCGACCTCAGTTAGCGGCGTCTCGTTCAACGCATCCCAGTTGGCCGCTGCGCCGAATACGCTCATCTGCGTCACGTCACCCGGGGCAGTCGTCAGCTGACAGTTCACGCGGACGTTGCCGAGATAGTCGGTGTTGTTTGCTCCCGTATCGTCGAGGATGTAGCGATCATCCCAACGAAGTTGATTGGTGTCATCGTTATTGCTCAACGAGCCGCTATACCAAACGGAGTCCCATCCGTAGGGCAAACCAAGCACAGGTGCGTTATAGTTTCCGGTATTGCCCACAAAGGAGAGCACAGTCACCTTGTTGACCCGGACCTCGCAAAGGCCTGAAAGACTGTCGATGTTAAACTTAATCTCGACGTAGTTCCATTCGTCAGCATGCCAAACCTTGGCCGCCGTAGTTGCGATCAAGATAGCAGCGCCCGCAGGACCCATGCGATAGAGTCGAATGACCCCGAGCGTCTCGAACTGAAGATAGATCTGGGTTCCTTGTCCGCCCTGTGCATCATTGATGCCGAGCTGAAAGCCCGAGCCCCCACCCGACGGCCAGAACAAGGCCTGACCGATGATCGTCGTCTCAGTCGTCCACCTCTTACCGATTGCCTCTTGTGCTGACTGATTAAAGACGGAACCACTGAAGCCCATCGCAAGGCCTTTGCCGAAGCGACCGGTGAAGGTTGTCAGGTTGCCGGCGCCGTTATACCAACCGTCCGCCTCGGCATTGACCTGGATGCTGCCGCCGTTGGGGTAGTAGTCCCAGCCGTCGATGCGATAAAGGGCCATTACTTGCTTCCCCCGACAAAGACTCCATCACGCTGTTGCTTCTTCAGCCAGCGGATCAGTCGATTTCCGTCACGACGCAGTAGAGAGTCCATGTCCATTTCTCGTGGAGGAGCACCATACTGCGGTCCATAGTGAAGATGAGTATCGCCGCCGTTCACGGTCGAGTTACGGATATCCGATGCAGCCGAGGCCGCACCACCGAACACTCCTGCCGATCCTGCGCCTGAACGGAGGTTTGCGCGAAGGGGCTCAGCAGCCCAAGCGGGCAGCACCATCTCCTTCTTGTGCAACATCGACAGCTGACCGTCGAACGGGACCTCAGCCTGACCTCCTCGCGCTGACACGAGCGCAGCGAACCCGAGCACGGCAGCTAGAGCAGCTGCGGCAGCGATAGGTGCAGCGACGGGACCAATAAACGGGATCACCACAGTCGATGAGAACGCACCGGCTGCTGACGTTGCTGCACGAGTGCCGATTTCTGCGACGGCGCCTGCTGCACCGACAGTTCCTCGAGTTGCTTCACCGGTGACCTTCGCCCCGGTCTGCACCGCCTCGGACGTGACGGATGCACCCGTCTTCGCCGCCTGCTGCGCCATGTGAACACCAACGGAGGCAGCACCGATCCCCGTGCGAGCCGCAGTTCCCGAAGCCGTAATACCGGTGCGAGCAGCCTCACCCGCTGCAACCGCGGCAGTCTCCTGTGCCTGCTGAATATGAACAAGGCCCATCTTGACGGCCTGCTTCGTGAGCCAGTCAACGAGAACCTTCTCGCCCATGTCAGCAAACTTGTAGACGATTTGATCGCCCAGGTTGATGAGGCCCTGCCAAACAGTCATCGACCGCGTCCACAGTCCCTGGAATGTGCTGTTCAAGGATTGTCCCACAGTCTGGAACATATCTCGCCATGTGCTCAGTGTAACCTGAGCCGTCTGCATATCGAGCTGCTGGGAGTTGCGGGCATAGTTTGCCTTGAGCCCAGTCATCCGGTTCTGATGCTCGGCCTCCATGGTCTCGAGCTCATCATTGAGCTTACGTCGCGCATCCTTGGTCAGGTTCTCGAGCGCAAGCTGATCCATAACCGACTTCAGTTTGAGCTGATAAACAGCCTCCTCGAAGTTAGTCTCGTCGGTATACTCTTCGGCGAGGATCTTCCTCTTTTCGTTCAGTGCCTCACGTTGACCGATCAGGCCATTCTGAGACTTGAAGTCAACGACATCGCCTTCGGTACCGCGAGCTGCGTCACGAATAGCCTTCTCGGCATTAGCTCCCTGCTCCGCAATCGTTAGCCGCTTGGCGATAGTGTCTTGGGCAATGCGGATTTCCTGCTGCCCAATTTCATACTCAAGGTCGAGAGTCTTCTTGTGCTCAGCAGCAGCTTGCTTCGATTGTGCTCCGTAGAACTGAGCCGTTTTGGCCTCAATCTCATCCTGCACGTTTAGCTGTGCATAGAGGTCGTCGCGATAGAGAGCCTTCTTATCCT